ACAGGAGATGTTGGCAACGCTACTTCTTTAGTGTATAATAAAGACACCGGTAGACTTACCGAGTATGAAGATGTAGAATTATTACATCATAAAACAACAGAGGACGTTTGTCCTTTCTAGGAGATAAGTATGGAATTAGTATTTGACATTGAAGCAAACGGGTTTCTCTTTGAAGCCGACACGATATGGTGTATTGTTGCTATAGATGAACACAATAAAGTTTATTCTTTTGGACCTGATAAAATAAACGAAGGCATAAAGTTTTTACAAAAAGCCGACAAAATTATTGGTCACAATATTGTAGGGTATGACATTCCATTAATTAAAAAACTATACAACATAGATTTGTATGACACTAACAAAGTAATTGATACTCTCATACTCTCTCGCTTAGCTAACCCTGTAAGAGAGGGTGGTCATAGCATTGAGAAATGGGGCTATCGTTTGGGTGGTACACAGAAACAAGCACATGATGATTGGACACAGTTCTCTCAAGAGATGTTAAGTCGATGTGAAAAAGATACAATAATAAATAAAACATTATTTAATTATTTAAAAAAAGAATGTGTTGGCTTTACAAAAGAATGTATTTTGTTAGAGCACGAAACAACACAAGTCTTACAACAGCAATATGAAAATGGATTTCTTTTCGATGAGAAAGAAGCTATGTTTCTATTGAGTGGTTTAAATAAAAGAAAGTCTGAGGTTGAACGAGAAGTACATGAAACATTTAAACCTAAATGGATTCCTGTAAAAACAGTAGTGCCTAAGATTAAAAAAGATGGGTCGCTTTCTAAGTCTGGACTTACAGAGTATGAGTATGAAGACATTAAAGCATCCGGCAATATGAAACCTTTTGTAAGAAAACAATTACGAGAATTTAATTTAGGTTCTCGACAACAAATAGGGGAATACTTAAAAGACTTTGGTTGGAAACCTAGCAAGTTTACTCCGACAGGTCAACCTATTGTAGATGAAACAACTCTAAATAAAGTAAAACATATTAAAGAAGCAGGATTAATTGCAGAGTTTTTACTTTTACAAAAGCGTTCAGCTCAAGTTTCATCATGGATTGATGCACTTAAAGACGATGGAAGAGTACACGGTTCAGTCATATGCACTGGTGCTATCACTGGTAGAATGGCACACCGAAGTCCTAACATGGCTCAAGTTCCTGCCTTTTATAATCCTTATGGTAAAGAGTGCAGGTCATGTTGGATAGTACCAGAGGGGTACAAACTTGTGGGTGTAGATGCAAGTGGATTAGAACTTAGAATGTTAGCACACTACATGGCTGACGAGGATTACATAAATGAAATTATTAACGGAGACATTCACACAGCTAACCAAAACTTTGCTGGACTTAAATCAAGAGATGAGGCAAAAACTTTCATCTATGCACTCATTTACGGGGCAGGAGATGCAAAGATTGGAAGCATCGTTAATGGAAACAGAGAAGCAGGTAGGAAATTGCGAGAACGCTTTCTTGGTAGTCTACCAACACTTGCAGCTCTTAAGAGCAGAGTTGAAAGAGCGTCAGAAAAAAAATACCTTAAAGGGATAGACGGCAGAAAGATTTTATTAAGACATAAACATGCATCACTTAACACCTTACTACAAGGAAGTGGGGCAATCTTAATGAAGAAAGGACTAACTATTTTAGATAGTCTTTTAAAATTAAATGCCATTGACTATAAGTTTGTTGCTAACATACATGATGAGTGGCAAATAGAAGTCAAAGAATCACAGGCTGAGTTTGTAGGAGAGCTTGCTGTCAATAGTATTATTGATGCAGGTAAACATTTTAACCTTCGCTGTCCTATGGATGGTGAATACAAGATAGGAGATAATTGGAGTGAAACCCACTAAAGAAAACAGAAAAAAGTTTGACATTGACCTAGAGTATGGTACAATACGTGAAGATAAAATAGCAGAGATGCTAACAGGTAAAAAGATTGAGGTTAAATCTGAGAAAGATTTATGGCAGAAGTCCGGAAACATATGTATTGAATATGAATCATGGGGTAAGCCATCAGGTATCAGAGCAACCGAAGCTGACTACTGGTTTCATAATCTCTGTGTTGGTGATAATGAATTTTGTACTTTAGTTTTTAAGACCGATGTTTTAAAAACAATCGTAGAAAAATTAGATACATTTAAAACTGTATGTGGAGGAGACCATAAAGCAAGTAGAATGTACTTATTAAATTTACAAAAGTTATTTTCAACCGATGTAATTAAAGCCTTTAAGGAAGCAGAAAAAAATGAAAAAGAATCTAAATAATTTAGTCGGAGACATATACTCACTGTTGGATACTCTTACCGAGGGTAACGACATAGGTATAACAGACAAAGACTATAAAGATTTCGGTAAAGAAATGGCTGATGCTCTAAAACATTGGGCAACGCCCCAAGATAGAACAGGTAAAGCTAATCTTAGAATGTCTAACATCGGTAAGCCCGAGCGTAGACTGTGGTTTGATGCTCACACACCGGCAGATACAACAGAGAAACTACAGGCAAGTACTCAAATTAAATTCCTTTACGGACATTTACTAGAGGTTTTGCTTTTGTTCTTTGTTAAATTATCAGGACACAAACTATCATCAATGCAAAAAGAAATAACTGTTGATGGTATTAAAGGGCACATGGATTGTAAGATTGATGGTGAAGTAGTTGATGTAAAGACTGCATCAGGCTATGCCTTTAAGAAATTTAAAGAAGGCACACTTGCTGAGAACGATGCGTTCGGTTACCTTGCACAGCTTGCAGGGTACGAGGAAGCTGAAGGAACAAGTAAAGGTGGTTTCTTAGTTATGAATAAAGAAACAGGTGAGCTAACTATGTTTGTCCCTGATGATATGGATAAACCAAACATTAAAAGTAAAATTAAACAAGTCAAAACTAGTATCGTTGCAGAAGACCCACCTGATTTTTGTTATGAAACTGTGCCTGAAGGTAAAGCAGGTAACATGAAACTAGCAAATGGTTGTACGTGGTGTCCTCATAAGTTTGAATGTCGTAAAGATTCAAATGACGGGAAAGGTTTAAGAGTATTTAACTATGCCAAAGGACCTGTATATTTTACAGACGTTGTATCAGAACCTAAAGTTGAGGAACAAACAATATGAATGGAAGAAAATCAAAAGCAGTACGTAAAAAATCAATTCAATTTGTAGTCGAGTGGCTTCAAACTATGTTAGTTGATGAGGAAAAAAATAAAGTAAACACTACAAACTATAAAAATTATTTACCTACGGAGACCCACATTTTTGCTAATAAAAAATTATTAGTTTCTTCGTTTACACCGAGATGGTTTAGTAAGCTAATTAAAAAGAAATTAAAGTCTAAACCCCTTGACAAAATTTCATACTCGGATATAATATAATGGTTGGCTTTAGAAAACCTCGCAAGATTAGACCTAAAGAAAAAGATTTACCTAAAGGTTATGATTCTAAATGGGAACATACCTTACACACCACCATTCTAACAGAGTGGAATCATCACTCAGACCGAGTACCTTATATAGTTGAGCATCATTACGAGCCAGACTTTGTTAAGGTTATTGGAGACACTGAGTTTTTGCTAGAAGCAAAGGGTAGATTTTGGGACTACCAAGAATACAATAAATATATTTGGGTACGCAAAGCACTGAAGCCTAAACAAGAATTAGTGTTTTTATTCTTGTCTCCTTTTGCTCCTATGCCATCAGCTAAACGAAGAAAGAACGGAACAAAAAGAACTCATGCCGAGTGGGCAGAAAAAAATAATTTTACATGGTACAGTGAAAATACTTTACCTAACGAATGGAGAAACGATGAACTATAAATTTAACGAAGACAGGGTATTAGAAACAATTAAACAACACATTGATAAAACTTATAATCAACACTACGCCAATGGTAAGTATCAAGCAACTGATATGATACTAGATGCCGGACATGGGGAAGGGTTTTGTTTAGGGAACATTATGAAATACGCTATGAGGTACGGAAAAAAACAAGGAAAAAACTCAGAAGACTTGCTAAAGATTATACACTATGCTATAATAGCACTCTATTTACAGAAGGAAAACACAAATGATTGAAGACAAAGTAGGTATCAAGGAATATCTTGGTATCAAAATTAATTACAGTAACGAAACAAATTTAGATAAGTTTAGTCTTGATACACTCAAGGATAGATACTTATGGACAAAAATTAATGAACAAGGAGAAGTAGAAGTAAATGAAACACATGCCCAAGAAGCGTTCGCAAGAGCCTCCGTCTACGGAGCAACCTACAAAGGGGTCACAGATTTTGAATTGGCTCAACGACTTTATCACTACAGTTCCTCCTGTTGGTTCATGTTTAGCACTCCTATACTTAGCAACGGGGGCACAACCCGTGGGCTTCCTATTAGCTGTTTCCTCAATTATGTACCTGATAGTCGGGGGGGTTTATCAAATCATTATGATGAAAACATATGGCTCGCAAGTTCAGGTGGAGGTATTGGTGGATATTGGGGAGACATTAGGAGTAACGGTATTTCTACTACTCACGGTAGTAAGTCTACTGGTTCAATCCCCTTTATGCATGTAGTAGATGCTCAGATGTTAGCCTTTAATCAAGGCATGACAAGACGAGGTAGCTATGCAGCTTACATGGACATTAGCCATCCGGAGATTGAAGAGTTTATTAACATGCGTAAAGAATCAGGTGGTGATATTAACCGTAAAAATCTTAACCTACATAACGGTATTAATATTACAAATGATTTTCTTAAAGCTGTAGAAGATGATACAGACTGGAGACTAGTTGACCCTAAGAGCCATGAAGCTGTTAAGGTTGTTAATGCTAGAGATTTGTGGTGGCAGATGATTAATGCTAGAGCCGAAACAGGTGAGCCTTACATGATTAACATTGACAGATGTAATGAAGCTTTACCTAAAGAACAAAAAGCTTTGGGCTTAGAAATTAAACAAAGCAACTTATGTTCTGAAATAACTTTGCCTACTAACGAAGAACGAACAGCAGTATGTTGTTTGTCCAGTGTAAACTTAGAACACTTTGATGAGTGGTCAGAAAATCCTATGTTTATATCTGATTTAATAACCATGCTTGACAATGTTTTACAACACTACATTGACAACGCTGTTGACACAGACAACCTAGGAGAATACAATGCAAACTTTAAAAGGTTTCAGAAACATATTAAGCAGGGCAAAGAAGGCTTTCTTAAATCTGCCTACTCTGCTTACAGAGAAAGGTCACTCGGCTTGGGTGCGATGGGATTCCATTCGTATCTCCAGTCACGTAGCCTTCCTTTTGAGGGTATATATGCTACGGGATTTAATCACAAAGCTTTCAAACACATTAAAAGAAAAGCTACCCAAGCATCTCAACAACTTGCAGATGAACGTGGAGAAGCTCCTGATATTAGTGGCAGTGGGCGTAGGAATGCTCATCTTCTCGCTGTTGCTCCTAACGCCTCTTCTAGTATTATTTGTGGTGGGACATCTCCTTCGATTGAGCCATGCAGGGCTAATGTATATACACACAAAACTCTTTCAGGGTCTTTTCAAGTCAAGAACAAACACTTAGAAAATTTATTATCTGATAAAAAACTAAACAAAACTGAACTAAAAGATGTCTGGAAAGACATTGCAGGACATGAAGGCTCAGTACAGCACTTAGATATTCTTACAGATAAAGAAAAAGAAATATTTAAAACTGCTAACGAGCTTGACCAGATGTGGATTATCGAACATGCATCTCAACGACAAGAATATATATGTCAAGCTCAATCAGTTAATTTATTCTTTACTATTCCTACAGCCACCGAGCCACAAGAAGTACATGATGAGTACATGCAGTATGTTAATGATGTACACTGGTATGGAATGAATAAACTTAAGTCTTTGTATTACTTCCGGACGAATGCCGCACGTAATGCAGAGAATGTTAATAACAAAGTTCAACGCATCAAGCTAGATGAAGTTGAATGTTTAGCCTGTGAGGGATAGCATGAAATGTTGGCACTGTAATACAGATTTAAGATGGGGTGGAGACATTGACCTCGAAGAAGAAGACGATGGTTTTGTTATGGAAACTAATTTAAGTTGTCCTAAATGCAAAGCAGAAGTTTTAGTTTACTTACCAAAACCGGATACATTATGACACAAGAAGAATTTAATAACATACTTACACCTAAATTTAAAGGGTTCACTAGTCGAATGTGGGTTGACTACATTGATGAAACCAAAGGACCTTTTGCACAAACCGATGATTACGCAGGTTATGTAATCAACAATTTAAAATATTTAATTAAAAAGTTTAACACGGAGAACACATGAGCTTACTAGATACACGAGACCATTATAAACCTTTCGATAATCCTTGGATGTTCGATTACTATGTACTACAGAATCAAATGCATTGGATGCCTGAGTCTGTACCACTTCACACCGATGTCAAAGATTGGCAAGAAATGAAACCTAACGAGAAGAACTTACTCACACAAATCTTCCGGCTGTTTACACAGTCTGATGTAGATGTTGGGGCTGGGTATGTTGATAGATACATGCGTATCTTTAGAAAGCCTGAAGCTAGAATGATGATGGGCTCGTTTGCAAACATGGAATCAATTCATCAACATGCTTACAGCTTACTGCTTGATACAGTAGGTATGCCTGAAAACGAATACAAAGCCTTTGCAGAGTATGAAGAAATGTCAGCTAAACATGAGTATGTCAGCAACATTAAGACCACTAAGACAGACAAACAAAGTATTGCAAAAACTTTAGCAGTCTACTCAGCCTTTACAGAAGGACTACAACTCTTTAGCAGCTTTGCAATCTTGTTAAACTTCCCACGTTTCGGACGTATGAAAGGTATGGGACAGATTGTTACTTACTCTATCCGTGATGAGTCAATGCACGTTGAAGCTATGACTAAATTGTTTAGAGAGTTTATCCAAGAGAACTTAGATATATGGACTGATGATTTCAAAGCAGAAATCTATGAGATATGTAGACAAATGGTAGACCTTGAGGACAAGTTCTTAGATTTAGTGTTTGCTATGGGAGACCTTGAAGGACTTACCAAGAAAGATATGTATGCTTACAACAGATACATTGCTGATAGAAGATTACTACAGCTTGGATTAAAAACTAACTACGACCAACGAGAGAATCCTCTAGGGTGGTTAGATGAAGTCATGGGTGTTGAACATCAGAACTTCTTTGAAGGTCGTGCTACCTCTTACATGAAAGCAGGACTACGTGGTAGACAAGATAAAATTACATTTGCGAAGGTGGGTAATGAGAACTAAACGCACCGAAGCTAAACTAGTAGGTTACAATTTATTTTATGACCGAACAGGTAAGCTAGTAACTGAAAGAACTAGTACAAATATTTCAGAACTTAAAGATTTTTTAAGTGCTGAAGAATTTAATACCTTGTCTGTAATTGTAAGAGAAGCAACTACTAAGTTAGATACTATACATAACGAAATAGAAGCACATCTTAATGCTAGGTTAATGAAAAGTTAACCGGCTAAAGGATTTCCAGATTCTAGTTTTTGAATATCTCTATCTAGAGTTTGGAGGTCTGCTTTGATGGTAGCTATATCAGTTTTGATTTCAGTTACATCCGGCACTGCTATGTTATCTATTTCTTTTTCTAGAAATTGAACCGAAGTTTCTATCTTAGCAAACCTTTCTTCAATAATCTTTTGTGCTGATTCAGTATCTCCGATACCACCTATCTGTGCTTCTAGATTATCTATTCTATTAACGTAAGTAGCTCCCGTGTAGCCAAAACCGGCTAGAGTAGTTACTATTCCGGCTAGTGCTATTAGCTGTGTTGTTTTATTTTCAAACCAATTCATTATATTCTCCTTTTTGTTTTTGTTGCCAATCATTTATGGCTTGTTTTATACTATCCTCTGCTAACACACTACAATGTAATTTTATAGGTGGTAACTCCAACGCTTCAGCTATGTCTTTATCTTTTATCTGACAAGCTTCTTCTATTGTTTTTCCTTTTAACATGTCAACAAACATAGTACTTGATGCTATTGCCGACCCACAACCATATGTTTTAAACTTAACATCCTCAATGATATGTCTGTTACCATGCAGCTTACACTTAATCTGTAACTTCATAACATCACCACACGCAGGTGCACCAACCATACCAGTTCCTACGTCTAAATCTGTAGGGTCAAATCTACCAACTGAATATTTATCAGGGTTATTTAAAACTCCCTCAAATCTATCAACAACTTTTTGTGAGTATGCCATTTATAAATTAGGTTGTAATCGTTTCATTTCGGTCAGTGTATTAATACTTTGTCCTGCTAGCCGGTAAAACCCTTGAGTGTTGTCTGCTAACATGTTGTTTGCATAAATACTTTTAGGCTCGTACCAAGTTTCTTTTTGTGGTAATTCTACCAATCTATAACTATTAAAGTCTGGAACAAAGCCCATGTAAG